AGCGAGGACTATAAACAAGCGGTTCAAGATATGCGCGATATGTTGCACCATCATTTAGAAGCGCATTCACTTTCATTTGAACTATTTAATTAAGATATGCCACTACCAACAAAGAATCCAAACGAATCGATACAAGAGTTTATTGATCGTTGTATGTCAGATGACAAAATGTTAACCGAGTACACCGATGAAAGCCAACGCTATGCAGTGTGCGTAAATCAAATGGGATGGAAAATAAAGAAGTAAACCAACAAGCGCATTCAGCGTTCACCATCGCGGTTTTATTCGGGATGTGGTTACAACAAAAGGAGCAGCGCAAGCGATTAGCAAAAGCAAAGATCACCGAACTTTACTCCGAATGGATCACCGAACTTTCTAAGAAATATGAAGATTAACATACACCTCCCCCTTCCCATAAGAACAGGGCGCATAGGGGGTGTGTTTTTTTATTATTAAAATATGAAGATTAAATTAGACCTATCCCCCGAACTGATAACCGTTGGCCAGTACGTTGGATTCGCAACGAACGAAGGCGATTTGGTGAACCAAGTACAAGCGATTACTAAACTACCACGCGCTCAAGTGTTGATGCTCACACCAACGCAGATGAATGAGATTAAGACAGCATTTGAGGAAGCGTTAAACACAATCCCATCGAAGCACGTTCCAAAGTGGAATCGTTACGGATTCGTTCCTGATATAAACGCGGTAACGTTTGGCGAATGGTTAGATTTAGATGCTCATTGTAATCAGTTCCCAAAGCAATTGAACAAACTACTCGCCATCCTATTTAGACCGCGCAAGAATGAACTGGTTAACCGCTATGAGGTGGAAGATTACGATTCAAATATCCATCTAAAAAACGCGGATGATTTCAATGATATGCCATTGATGATTGCAAATGGGGCGATGGTTTTTTTTTCGAATATCGAAAAAGAATTGTTGACTCGTTTCCAAGAGTATTCCGACAATCAGATGATGACGGAGTTGAAGAAGGCGATAGCGATGATGCAGGAAGCGTTACAGCAACAAGCGAATTAAGTTCGAATTACGGATGGTTTCACGTCATCGAAGAACTTGCCGACCGCGATGTAACTAAATTCGATAAGATAATAGATACCCAAGCGTCAACCATCTTCGCGCATTTGAGTTATAAAATTGATTACGCACAATTTCAGAAACAATTGCTTACTAAAAAATGATTAAATAGCTACATATAGATATGAGCGCATCTTCACTTTACACATACAACGTAATCATTGGCAAGTTAAAAGAGTTTGCCACTAACCACGCACTAATTAAAAAGTTTACGCACGGACAAATCGCACAAGCTGATTTAGAGAAGGAAGATGAATTTCCATTTATGCACGTTGTACCTAATCAATTCAGTATTGACGCAGGACAATTGACATATTCACTGGATGTGTTCTTTGCTGACCTTCCACGCGATAAAGAATTTAAAACGGAATACCAACGCTACGCGATTAGCGATTGCGTGTCGTTATTTGCTGACCTCGTTAACGAAATTGAGAATGGTCAGATATTTGACGAATCGGTTATTATCACCAAACCAATTCAGTTCACTCCGTTCATCGAAGAATTTAGTAATGTGTTGAGCGGTGTCCAAGGCACTATTGACATCACAGTAGATTACGAATGGAACGCGTGTGATATTCCTTATATTGGTAACTAATGGCAAAGAAGGTACAATTCACAACCAACCAACCAAGTGCGACAACGGATTATCTCGCTGCCGATAACACTTGGAAAACAATACCCGGTGGTGGTAGTGGCATTCCAAAAGGAACAACAAGTGGAACTGACACCTACACAACCACGATCAGTGGAGTAAGCGCGTACAACGATGGCGATGCTTATTTGATTAGGTTCACCAATGGCAATACAACTGGATGCACTCTAAACATCAATTCGTTAGGTGCAAAAGATTTGTATCGAAACAACAATGGGCTTTTAATTGGTGGAGATATTGTTGATGGTGCTGAAATGTTTTGCATTTACAACACTACGCTGAATGGATTTCAAGTTATTGGAACTGCACCCAACACATTACTCGCATATGTAACCAACGCGGATTCAGTTACGATTACAAAAGGTCAACCTGTTTACGCATTTGGTGGAACGGGCGATAGATTAACGGTGAAACTTGCCTACAATACAACCGATGCCACAAGTGCGCAGACCGTTGGATTGGTGTTGAGTTCATCCATTGCTGCAAATCAAAAAGGTTTAATAATTGTCAATGGTCAACTCGATGGATTAAATATTTTTCCAACATCAACTTGGGCAGATGGCGATGCGGTTTATTTAGGTGCAACCGCAGGAACGGTGACGAAAACAAAACCATCCGCACCAAATCATTTGGTTTATTTAGGATTCGTTACGACTGCTAATAATGGAAGTGCTGGAAGAATGTATGTTCGTGTTCAAAATGGTTATGAACTTGATGAAATTCATGATGTAAAAATTACATCGGTTGCGAACAATGACATTCTAAAATATAATTCTTCTAACTCACTTTGGGAAAATAGCAACGCATTAAGCACCAAACAAGACACGATTACGTTAACCACAACGGGCACGAGTGGAAGTTCTACGTTGGTTGGTAGCACGTTGAATATTCCTGTGTATGCAGGTGCAGGGAGTGGAACATCCGTACAAACAATTACTGGTGTTGCAACGGGATTAGGTGCAAATACAACGCGTTATAATACTGTCAATGGATCAACATCGGAATCTCAAGTTAGCATACCACTCGCATCGGCAATAACAATAAATAATTTGTACGTTAGAACAACGGCAACAATGCCTGTCAATTCATCGCTTCAAGTTACGATTGTCAAGAATGCGGTGGCAACAAGTGTAACCGTAACCATTGCCGCAGGTAGTGCCGCAGGTATTTATTCAGACACAACCAATAATGCAACATTTAGTGCAGGTGATAGATACCAAATTGAATTCAAAAATACTGGTACTGCGGTAGCTGCTCCAACATCAGGACAATCATTTAAGATAACTATATGACGTATCAATTGACAAAGAACAATGAAGGATTACCATTACTAATCGTGAATGATTCGATTCTCTTTGCGTGGGATCCAAGTGATGTTGATAATTACGGATTGTTCGAATCAAAGTTAATTGAGAAAGGCATTGAAGCATTTGCTCAATTACTCGCAGATAATCCGAACACCGCATTTAATTTATTTGTCAATGGCTGAATCTCCACTGACATCTTTGATGAAGAAATTTGGACAAGAGGTTGTCGAGAAGGCAATGCTCAATCTCGGTGTCTATCGTACGGTTAAAGGAAAAAAACGCAGAGCGGTGGCAAGTGATACACTTCGCAATTCGCTTTCATTTTATTACGATGGCAGAAGTAGTAAGATACAATTCTTTGCCAAAGGTAAAGCGTCAGTTTATGCTCCCGTTGTTGAATACGGAAGGCGCAAAGGTGCGAAGATGCCACCAATAGACGCGATAGTCGAATGGATGCGAATTAAACCCATTCGTGTTCGTGATGACAAAGGTAAGATAGTGAAACAAACTCCTTCTGTTGTTAGGAGCGCAGCGTACAATATCGCCAAAGGAATTTCATTCAGAGGTATTCCACCGCTCTTTTATTGGCGCGATGCAGTCAATGACACTATGCTGGAATTTCAACCCGAATTTGAAGCGGCATTGAATCGTGAAATAAATTTAGTAATAGAAGATAATTTGCAAAAGAAAATAAAGATTTAATTATGGCATATACAACCGCAATCACTGGACTAACGGCACAAGGCATTGATGCATTTACAGGTTTGTGTTATTCAAATAATGATGTCTCATTTACAATGACATCGAGCGAGTACGCACAACCGAACTTTAAATACATTGTCAACATCACTGACAACAATACATCGAACCAATACAAGTTTTATATCTCACAAAACGCTGTGAATAGTGGAGTGTTCAATGCTAAAACAATCTTCAACCAACTTGTAAAAAATTCGATTGTTTACGATGGTACTGATAACGTAGTATTACAATCATCTGCTCCAAATCTCACAACCGATAATAATGTAAAC